CCATTCGGGCAGGGTTACAAAGACATGGCCCCGGCGGTGGATAAGCTGGAGCGGCTGGTGGCCGAGCGCAAAATTCACCACGGCAACAATCCAATTATGAACATGTGCGCGGCGAATGCGGTGGTTACACGCGATCCGGCTGGCAATCGCAAACTGGATAAGACCAAGGCAAGCGGCAAAATTGACGGATTGGTTGCGCTGGCAATGGCGTTGGGGGCTGAAGGCGCTGACGGTGAAACGCCAGCATATAGCCCATGGGACGACCCTGCCTTTACCTTGGGGGGTTGATGTGCTAGATTTGGCGAAACTTATTTGGGCTGGGCAGTATGGGCTTTTTTAACTGGCGATCAAAACCAGAGGCGCGAAACCTTGAAGACCCGAACGCGCCTGTGTCTGCCGCTAACTTTTTGCAGGTCATGGGCTGGGGCGATCTTAGTTCATCGGCTGGCGTCAATGTGACAGTTGACACGGCTCTCGGTGTTCCCGCTGTCTGGGCTGCTGTCAATTTCATGTCTGGCACGCTGGCAGGTTTGCCCTTGCATGTTTATCGCAAGGGCGAAGGCGGGCGCACGCGGGTATCCGGTACGCTGGAAACGATCCTGCACAATGCCGCAAATGATGAAATGTCGTCGTTTGAGTGGCGCAAATATATGTTTGATCAGGTGTTCACCGGCGGGCGTGCAATTACCTACATTGAGCGCAATAATTCCAACGGCGAAATCATAAACCTTTATCCGCTTGATCCAAATTACGTTCGAGTTGAGTTGCGCGAAAACCGCAAGGTCTATATCCACAAAGCGCGAACCTACAACGCGACAGATGTTATTGACATTCCGTTTATGCTAAAGGCTAATGGCGTTGATGTGCGCGGGCCTATTGCGACAAACAAAGACGCGATTGGCATGGCGCTGGGCGCGAGCCTTTACGGATCAAAGGCTTTTCAATCTGGCGGCATTCCGCCAGCCGTATTGCAAGGACCGTTTCAGTCTGGCGCGGCGGCGGCGCGTGCTGCTGATGATGTGGCAAAAACAACCGTCAAAATGGCCAAGGACGGGCGGTCAATCATGGCGCTGCCTGCTGGCCACGAGATGAAGTCTATCGGTTTCAATCCTGAGCAAATGCAGCTTCTTGAGTTGCAGCGTTTTAGCATTGAGCAGATTGCGCGGATTTATAGCTTGCCGCCGGTGTTCTTGCAGGATTTGACGCACGGCACATTTTCCAACACTGAACAGCAAGACTTGCATTTCGTAAAGCACACGTTGAAGCGGTGGATTGAGCAGACAGAGCAGGAAATGAACCTGAAGCTGTTTCCGCGCGGTTCTGATTTGTATGTTGAGTTCAATGTTGACGGCCTGTTGCGCGGTGACTTTGGAACACGCATGGCGGCGCACGCTACGTCCATTCAGAACGGCATCAGGACGCCTAATGAGGTGCGCACCATCGAGAACATGCCAGATCGTCCAGAAGGCGACGTATTGCTGATCCAAGGCGCGACTGTGCCAATGGGAACGCAGCCCGATGCAACGCCGCGTGCACTGGACGAATGATTTGCGTTATGTTATATTGCGATGAATTGACAAGGGGCAATGATGTCTGACTTTGAAATTAGAGCGTTTGGAAACCCCGTTGATATCCGAGAGGATGATGCGGGCATTGTAAGCGTTGCTGGTTATGCCGCTGTATTTGGCGAAGAAGCAAACATTGCGGGCATGTTTACCGAGGTCATTGAGGCGGGCGCATTTACAAGCGCGATTGAGCGCGGCGATGATGTTGTTTTTCTGGTTAATCATGCAGGTTTGCCATTGGCGAGAACACGATCTGGCACCTTGAAATTGACGCAAGACGAGCGCGGGCTTTATATCGAAACTGAATTGGACATGACTGACCCTGATGTGCGGGCCATTGTTCCAAAAATGAAGCGCGGCGATCTGGACAAGATGTCTTTTGCGTTCATCCCGCAGCGGCAAGTTTGGGACGACAGCGGCGATATGCCCAAGCGGATTATTCAGGACGTGGAATTGCACGACGTTGCAATCGTCACAACTCCGGCTTATGCTGGAACGGAAATAGGTTTAAGGTCGCTTGCAGCTTATCGAGCCGAGCAATCAAAATCACAAGCGGCGCGTAGAATGAGAATGAAATTGCGCAGTAAAGAATAACAGCGGCTCCCGTTGTTTCGGCCCTTCATGCACCTTGGGCAAGTGCTTGAATTGATCGTCGTGATGACAGACCAGTTCCTATAAATGGAGGCCCTTAGATGGCTGATGTTAAAGACCTGCGGGAGAAAATGGCGAAAATCGCCACTGAAGCCCGTTCTAAACTTGATGAAGTGACAGACGTTACGCCAGATGAGCGTGCATCCGAGATCGAACGCGAGTTCGATGCGATGATGGTTGATCACGACAAGCTGGCCGCAAAGGTTGAGCGCCTTTCAAAAGTTGAGGCCGCGCTTCGTGCTGGCAATGACATTGACCTGAGCAAGCGTCCATCGTTTGAAAACCGTTCAGCGCCTGCTGTTGATCCCGGTTTGACAATGGATTATCGCGCTGCATTTGCGGAAATGATTGCATCTGGTGGCGAGGGCTACGTCGATCAAGAGGTGCGCAACGTGCTTAAAGAGCATCGTGTGCAGGTCGGCGGCACCACAACTGCGGGCGGGTTCACTGTTCCCGTTGAGTTGGCCACGTTCATCGAAAAAGCGATGATTGCAACCGGTCCGATGTATCGTTCTGACCTGTTTACAGTCATCAATTCGACCGATGGTCGCACTTTCAACATTCCCACCATTGATGACACCGCCGTCACTGCCGAGCCACACACAGAAGGCACACAGCCGACTGATGACGCTGGCAAGGATGCGACATTCGGTCAAAAGTCTGTTGGCGCATTTGCGTTTGACAGCGAGTGGATACGTTGGTCTGCCGAACTGAACGCTGACAGCATCCTGAACATGGAAAGCCTGCTCGGTGAATTGATTGGCGAGCGCCTGGGCCGCATTGCAAACAGCAAGCTGACAACCGGATCCGGTTCGTCTGATGTTGAGGGCATTGTGACAAACTCTGGATTGGGTAAAACCACTTCCGCTGTTGCCGCTGTTACTGCCGATGAAATCATTGACTTCATCCATTCCGTTGATCCGGCTTATCGCACCGCACCCAATGTCGCTATCATGATGAATGACAGCACCCTGAGCGCGGTTCGCAAGCTGAAAGACGGGCAGGGCAATTACCTTTGGCAGATGGGCAACTATCAAGCCGGTGTTCCGCAAAACCTGCTTGGCTACAACATTGTAGTCAACCAAGCTATGGACAGCCTTGCAGCGGCGAAGAAGGTCATGCTGTTTGGTGACATGTCGAAGTTCTATGTTCGCAAAGTTGGAGCGCCGTCGCTGTACGTCGCACGGGAACGCTTTGCGCCTGATTTCGGCATCCTTGGCTATATCCGCTTTGACGGTGTTCTGGTGAATACCGCAGCGATCAAGCACTTGATCACAGCGGCAACCTAAGCCAAACGGGGCGGGCTGTTATGGCCTGCCCCACCAACCACAGGGGGCGCACATGCCACAGGTTAAACTTCTCACATCACTGGCCGGTCGCGATGTTACGCATGGCGCTGGCGATATCATCGAATGCACTGACGGCGAGGCTTTGCGGTTTGTTGCCGCTGGAATTGCTGAGGCTATTGGCCAGCCGGTTGAACGCGCCGTTAAGGTTGCGCGTCCCGAAAAGGCAGTTCGCAAATAATGGACATGCTGTCATCAACCCGCGATCTGGTGCTAGTAACTGCACCGGCGATCAAGCCCATTACGCTAAGTGAGGCTAAGGCGCAATTGCGCGTTGATGGTGAAGACGAAGATGCGCTGATTGCGCGTCTGATTGCAGTTGTGACGGCCTACACTGATGCGCAAGGGGCGCTTGGGCAGGCAATTATTACTCAGACATGGGGCCAATGGATCGGGCCAAACCCAACGCAATCTGTGCCGCTGAAAATGGGGCCGTTGCAATCGCTTGTTGCGGTTCGTTATTATGACGTTGACGGCGTTTTGCAGGCTGATAATGTGGCCAATTACAACGTATATGGCACGCAGTTTTCATCTTTTGTGGGGCCAAAGACTGGTTTTACATGGCCAAAAGCTGAAACCCGGCCCGATGCGATCAAGCTGGAGTATCAAGTAGGGTTCGGGGATGCGGCGGCTGACGTTCCAGACACGATCCGGCACGCTTTGCTGTTGATGTTGGCGCATTGGTACGAAAACCGTGAAGAAACCGGATTTGATGAGCTTTCAACCATTCCTTTTGGATATGAGGCGCTTTTGAACATGCACCGGAGTTCGTGGTATGGTTAGGGCTGGATCATTTGACACGCGGGTACAATTCCAACGCGCAACTGTAACAGATGATGGTTTTTCGACTGTTGAGGCGTTTTCCGCGCATGGTTCGCCAGTTTGGGCCATGAAAAAGGACGTTTCAGACGCTGAAAAATGGCGTGCTGACCAAGTTTCTGCGGTTATTTCGTCGCGTTTTCAGGTTAGATACAGCACTTTCACGGCGGCATTGACACCTGCTGATCGGCTGTTTTGCAACGGAAGAACATACGACATTAGCGGGATCAAGGAATTGGAAGGCCGCAAGCGTGTTTTTGAGATTACGGCAGCGGCGAGGGCTGATTGATGCAGGTTAAATTGCAGGGATTTGCTGATCTTGATAAGGCTTTGCAACAAATTGAAAAGCAAAGCACACGCAAAGCTGTTTTGCGCCGGTCGCTGCGGAAAGCGGCTGAGCCAATGGCGCAATTAGCATCGAGTCTCGCGCCGATTGGGGCAACTGGCAATCTTGCTGAGAGCGTTGTTGTTGGCGTAAAGCTGGATGGCCGACAGGCAAAGATACACCGCAAGATGTTCCGCAATGACAAGCAGGCAGTAGAGATATTTGTCGGGCCGTCTTATTTGAAGGGCGGCGGCGGGCGTCACGGCCACTTGCAGGAGTTTGGGACCGTAAACCACGGGCCACAACCATTCATGCGACCGGCATGGGATCAAGACAAAGGCGCGTTGCTGGATCGTCTTGGCGAAGAGATAGCCGCTGATATTGAAAAGACAGCGGCACGGGCCGCGCGTAAAGCGGCGAAGGCGGCGTGATGGAAGAAGAATTTCGCGCACTCCTGACGGGATCATCTGCGGTAACTGCGATTTGCGGAAGCCGAATTGAATATGGCGGCAATGCACAGGGGGCGGCATATCCACGCATTGCGCTTTACACGATTGGCGACAACGCAGACCACAACATGCAAGGCCCCGACGGACTGTCAGTGGGCCGTGTGCAGGTTGATTGCTACGCCACGACATATGGCGCGGCAAAACTGCTTGCCCGTGCTGTGCGGGCCGTTTTGGACGGCTATCAGGGCGGCAACTTCCAAGGGGTGTTTC